CGCTTCAGGTGTCAAAGTTTCGCCGGGTGCAAGGCCGGCTTCAAGCAGTCTTTCCAATTTGGCATTGCGCTCTTGCGCGGCGGCCAACTCTGCCTGCGCTACCTGAATTTCGGCATTGGCTTTGTCTAATTCGGCTCTCAAGGCTTCAATCTTGGCCTGTAAGGCAGCGGTTACGGTTACCTCTTCCGGTTGGACATCGACGGTCGCGCCAACTTCCTGTCCGTTTTTTTCTTTTTCCATTTTCTATCCCTTCCGGCGGGCGGTGCCCGCCTGTTCGTTACAGCAACCAAGGCGATACGATGACTTTCGCCTTGCCTTTGTTTGGGTTGTACGCGCCGTTGGCCAAGCGGTCGCCTTCCACCAGCTCTTTGGCCGCGTTTTCCAAAGCAGGCGGTACCAGCAGCACATTCGGACGGATGGCCAGCGGTCTGCCGCCGTCGCCTTTCAGGCTCACCATCGCGTTGTAGGCTTTCTCGAAACCGGCAGCGTCCAGTTTCTCTTGCGATTTCGCCGCCATCTGCCAGAAGCCCAAGCCCACGTTGCAACGGCCGTCCACGCCGTAGCGGTATTCGTTGCGCATGAATACGCCTTCGTCGGTATCGGCGGTCATGGCGGTAAACTGCTTCGCTTTACGCTCTTGGTAAATCAACGGTTTCAGGGCGCGGGTAGTGTCCAGCAGATACCAGGCCGCTTCGCTGCCGGCGAAAATATTGGATACGGTACTGGCTTGACCGGTGCCGTCCACTTTTTCATACACGGGATGGTCGGTATCAAAGAAGTTCTGACCGTCGTAACACAACGTGGCGTGTGCATTTTTCAGCAAGGCAAACACCAATTCGTCGGGATGCACCGCCGAAGCACGGCCCATCTCGGTCATCATCGGCGCGTAAATGCCGACATTGTCGTCTTCGATGTCGTTGCGATTGACTTTGACCGAGCTTTCAAAATGCTTGTTGGTGATGGCATAGCCGTGCGCCTTCATATCTTGGAATACGCGGTCGCCCACCCATTCGCGGAAAGCGGGCCATTGGCCGAGCCAGCCGTAAGTATTGGACGCAGTGGAAGACGGAATAACGGTGGCGATTTCCTTGTATTGGCTTTCCGCCATTTTCAGGCCGTCTTGGAAATTCTTTTTAAAGCCGGTGAACAGGGCTTTTAAGGTGTCTGGTGTGATAATCATGTTGTCTTTTCCTTTATCGGATTACTTGGCCTTCGCATAATCTTCGGCAGAGATGCCCAATTGCGCGGCGACGGCTGCTTCTTCGGCGGTCAGCGCGGACGTACCGTCTGCGCCGCCTTTGCCGCCGGTCTGCGTTTTGCTCAAAGCGGCCAGTGCCAAGCTGCCGTCAATCAGGGCTTTAAACGCTTCAGGGTCTTTGGCGGCCAGTTGGCGCGCCGATGCTTCTTGATGCGGCAACAGGCGGCCGTCTGAAAGCGCGGCACGGATCAGGCCGTCTGAAGTGCCGCCCACTTCCATTGCAATCACTTTCTTGCTCAACGCGGCCACTTGCGCTTTGAGTTCGGCCACCTCGCCGTCGTCGGCATTGCCGCCTTGCGGCTTGTCTTCGGGTTTGCCGGCAGTGCCTTTATCGCCTTCGCCACCTTGCGGTTCTTCTTTGGGTGCGGCCAGTGCTTCGGCAAGCGTTTTACCGCCCAGCTTTTCCTGTGCTTCGGCCAAAGCCGCTTCGATGGCTTTGTCATCGGCATCCGCCGCCAAACCCAAGAGCTTGATTAAAGCTTCCTTGTTCATACTTGTTTCCTGTTTGGGGTTGATAGAGTTTTGGCGGCTCAATGCAGCCAGAGCCATGCCGTCCAGTGCGGGCGAATTGGTCAACGCCACACTGTGCAGCCCGCGTACATTGCCCAGCGTGTCGTATTCGAGTACCGGCGACAGATAGCGGTATTCGCCGCTGTCTATCATGTCTTTGGCGCGCTGCGTCCATTTCACTTCGCCCATCAGGCCGCGCTCGTCATCCCACACATATTTGCTGATCCAGCCGGCGGCAGGGTTTTGCTGCCCCGTTTCGGCGGCTTTCAGCGTGGCGTGTTCGTAGTCGACCACAAGGTCGGTTTGCGCGGCGTCAAAGGCGGCAATGATTTGCCGTGCCAAATCGGCAGACATCGTCCAGTGCGGCACACCCGTATCGGTGCGGCCGTCAACCGGTGCGAATTGGCCTTTGGGTACGATTTTGATTAAGCCGTCCGAACCGCCGACATGGGCGGCGGATAAGGCGGCAAGAAGGGTTTTGGTGTCCATAGCCCGCATTGTGCGGCAGCCGCGCCCTCGTCAAAGCTTGGCCTATGTCAGACAGATGAATTTCTAGGAAAGGGAAATGTACTTGCAGAGATACGCGTGGGATAGTGTTCAAAAGGTGTTCAAACGCGCGCAGGATTGATTTTCAGGCGATGGGTAGGGGTAAGTATGGGTTAGGGCGTTTTCGGGCTGTTTTTCGGCATTTTTCAGGCAGGCATGATTACCGCCCCTGAATGGCCTGTGCCAGATATTCCGCCACCGCATCGGATAGGGCCTTTTCGTCCTCCGGTTGCAGGGTCATAAACGGGCGTGCGGGAATATTGCTGCCGGGGTGGTTAACCTGCTTGGCAAAGCGGCCGCCGAATTTCAACGCTTTGCCTTTTTTCGGTCTAATCAAGTGTGGCGAGGTTTTCCCACCGAAGTTATGGATAGCCGCATATTCCACATTGGTGCCGACCACCGCCGTATCGTTGGTACTGCTCGGCGTAATCGAATTGCGCAGGCGGCCGCTGGCTTGCAACAGCCCCGAACCTTCACGCGCGGTCGGATACTTGCGCGGCGCCCAAGCGGGACGGCCTCCGGCGGCGAAATTCTCCAGTACGGCGTTGCGCATGATGTGGGCAAGCCGCGTCATCAAAGGCTTGGTGTGGGAGGTACGCCGCGCCGCAGCGTTTAAGCTGTTTTGCAGGGTGTCTGTGTTGATTTTTATCTCAATCATGGTATATTGGTTCCAACAGCCATAAAACTCGGGTTTCCTACTGGAAAGGTTACGGCCACGTTACCGTGTCGCGTATTATCCTGTTCGAATCAGGCAAAGAGTTTTATGGCTTTTTCCATATTGTTTCATACCCGTACAGTAAGCTATCCACCTGTTTATCCGTTTCTGCAATCATGCCGGTGTTGACCATATTCAAGGCCAGATGTTCTTTCTTACCTGTCAACGGATGTCGGGTTTTCACATCATAGTCCAGCGTTACCACCAGCTTCCCCTTGCCTGCCGACAGCGGATACACAAATGCCAAAAACTGTTTGGCATCGTCATTTCGTCCCGCCTTGCCTAATAAAATCTGCTCCGGTTCTTGCAGCAGTTCGGGTATCCTCTCCCAAAACGATACCGGCAGCGGCTTGACCTTCTTGTCGCGCAAAGCGTGCAATACCCGCTCGTCGCTTATGGCAATCACGGCGGATTGCGGGTAAATTTTCCTTGCCGCCAAAACTTCCAATAAGGGCAGGGCCAATGCGCCCACATACAGCGTTTTCCCGCGCGCTACTTTTTCCGCATCCACCCGCCGCACCATTTGCGCCGCCTGTTGCGACACCGCCCGCATCAAATCGGGCTGTTTTAAGGCCGTCCGAATCGATACGCTCGCCAGTTTCGGCGGCAGTTCCACTGCACGCTGCATCTGCAACTGCCCCAAGTTGGCCAAATGGCTTTTACCGACATTGTGCTGAAAGCCAGCATCGGTATAAAAGCGGCGGCCGTCCGGCAGCTTTACCGCTTTGGCGGGGCGGGTATCGCCCTTGCGGTTGACCACCACTTCCGTATCTTCAAGCTGTGCTTTTTGCGGCAGCAGATTGCGCCGTTTCAAATCACTGTCTGAAAGCGCCCGCACGGTACAGCGGCAATTGAAGCCGTTGGGCGGGTAGAAGTAATCCCAAAACGGGTCGTCGATGTGATACACCGCACCATGCGCCGCCGCATGGCTTTGGCGTGTGCGGCTGTCCAAAATGGCCGAGTATTGCAGCCACGGCGCATCATCCCGACCTTCTTCAAACGCCTGCCAATGACCGGCCATGTAAGCCGATTGCATCTGCGTGCGGAAAATCGTTTCCATGCGGTGTTTGGTAATGCCGCGTCCGAGGACTTCGCCGGTGTCTCCGTCCACAATATCGCCGTCTTTGAGCAGATGCCAATCATGTGCTTTCAGACGGCCTTGCACTTCATCGCGCCAAGCCTCAAACGATTTGCCCGATTTCGCCGCCCCATACATTGCCGCGTGAAACTCGCCGACGATATCTTGCCTGTGTATGCCTGCAATCGCCCGCGCCTTGGCCTGCGCCTCATTCCATTTCACATCCCAGTCGGGCGGGATATGGTAGCCCAAACCTTCAAAATATTTGACCGCCGCTTCCGGCTCCAAACCGAAGGCAAAACCCAAATCAGCCATTGAGCCGTCCCCACAGGTCGGAGATGAAAATCACCCGCGCCAAGGCCGTCTGAAATTCGGTGCTGTCCAAATGCGGATAAGCCCGCAACAGCCGCTCCTGCACCTCTTCATAGCTGTCGCCCTCAGCCAAAGCCTGACCCAACCCGCGCAAAAACGGTTCGATATGCTCGGGCAGGGCGATTTTGCCCAAACCTGCGTTATCGATGGCCGCCTGCCCCATATCCAAGATTTCGCCCTGCCTGCTCAAGGCCACGCGGCGGTAACTTAACGGCGAAACTTTGACACCTCCGCTTTCAGCCGCCTGCAAAGACAATACCGGCTCGTCGTCCGAAGCCAGCGGAATCGCCAGTTTTTCCTGCGCCCACGCCAGCGGAATCTTCATGCCCATCTCTACCAACTTGGGCAAAGATTCGGCGTAAACCGCCATATCTTCGGGCAGCTGCGTATCAAACTGGAAACGCGGCAGGCGGGTTTCATCCACGTTTCCTTTATTCAGCCGCAGCAGGGGCAGAATCAGTTGCTGCGTTATCGTACCGGCAAGCTGCTTGGCATCCGACACCAGTAAATCATGGCGCACCTCGTTATGCACCTGACCCAGCGCGTTGGTACTGGTTTTACCGTCGGCCATACTGGTGAGCGTACCACCCAGAATCGCCTTCGACGATGTTTTATCCGCCCAGTCGATCATCGCCATAAACGGCTCGCTGCTGCCGGAAGCGGCATTAAGCAATTCGATATTCATGGTTTCGGGGATAATGCCCGCAGCGTTGTGCCCGATTTCCTTTACCGCCCGCAGCAGCGTGGTTTTATCGGTTTCATCCGCCCCCACCGCATATTTGCCCAAGCGCGTCGGCAGGCCGTAGATTTCCAGAAACTCGGCCAAATCGCGCACCGAATAATTTTTAAACAGATACGGCCAAACCAGCGTGCGCATCAGCCCGCCGCGTATCAGCAAACCCGAACGGCTGCGGTGTTTGTGTACCAGCCAGCCGAACGCCCACAGCTCTTCCCCGTCCGGATTATCCTGTTTGGCCAGCCGCACATTATCGGCACCGTCCACCTTAAACCAGCCTTGCGGACGGTGGATAAAGTTTTTCGGCAGCCACAGGCCGCCCATTTGCTGCCATTCGATTTCCACACAGGCAAAGCCGTGTCCGACTGCATCCAAAAGGTCGAACATCATGTCTTCGAAATCGGGCAGACGCTCAATCCATCCCTTGACTTCTTCGGCCAGCCGCCGTTCGGCGTCGGTGCTGTCCGGCGGCGGCATCACGCGCCAATCCAGCCCGATGACCGCCCGCTTGCGCTTGCTCATCTCGGAAAAGATATGGCCGTCTTTCTCTTCAATGTCGGCAAAGAGTTCCGACTGCGCCTTCATATCACCGCGCTCGGCAGCTTCCAAAATGCCGTGCAGCTTCTGCGGTGTCAAACCTTTGCTCGGGTGTTCGTGAGTCTGGGTGTTTTGGGTAATTTCCGCCGTTTGCGGGGTAGATTTCGGTGTATAGCGGCCCGGCAGAATTTTGTTCAATGCACTGCTGAAAATGTTTTTCATAAATAAAAAAAGGGCAAGTTAAACTTGCCCCAATTCTCTGCTGCCTGCATTAATCGTAAGCCCTGCCCGGTGTCAGTTTTACCATGCGCCGCCGCCGAAACTGCCGTCCGCCCCATGTTTCGTCACCGCCATATATTCCACCGGCGCACTGTTGGCCGTTGCCCCCGACCACAACATATGCACCGCATCGGGGCCGTCGTCATGGTCTGCCTTGGGAAAATGGCGAAACTGTTGGATTAAGGTTTGCTGATTGGCATGAAGTAAAATCAACCCGTTGGCCATGTGCGGCTGCAAAGTCTCAATCCGCAGCAGCTTGTCGGCAATCGGTTTGACCGCCCGCGCCGGCACGGGAATGCCTTTTGCCGCACTTCGTTTTACCAGCTCGTCCTTCAGGAATTCCTGAAACTGCACCGTTTCCACAAACCACAGCTTGCACTTATATTGCGCATGCAGCCGGATAACGTCTTCAATAATCAAATCGGGTAAACGCTTCTTAATCTGCGCTTCCACGATAAACAGCTTGCCGCTGTTTCTTTGATACCCGCCCACGATAATCGCACTCGGGTCGCGGCTGGCCCCCGCTTTGCCGAGCGAAGGGTCGAGCGCGCCGAAATACACCAAATCGGCGGGCAGCTCCGCCCAAAACTGCATGGATTGGGCAAACGGTGCATCTTCACCGCTCACCGGATCATTCTGATATTCCGAATCGAAAGCTGCGTGTCCGTCGCGGGCGCGGATTTTCATCAATGCCAGCACGCCGCGCGCCGCCCAAGAGGTTTCCGCCCCGCGTTCCATTTCCGCTTTGTTCGTTTGATAGAACGCATCGGCCACCAACTCACCTTCATTGCGGTACAACTCTTCCCATCTGTCCCACAAATCCATGCGGTCGGGCCATTTCAACATGGCTTTAAACTTGATGCCTTTCCAAAACGGATTATTGAGCGTTCGGTTCAACACACTGTCGTAATGCAAAATCGTGCCGATATAAATCACATCGTATTTTTGCCCCACGCCGCCGAGCGGCAGCACGGTTTTCGTCAGCCACGCATTGAGCTTGTCGCGCTGTTCGGGATTTCGGACTTGTTCGTCGTTTTCAATATCGTCCAAAATAGTCAGATCGGGGCGGTAAGGGCCGTGGCGCAATCCGCGCAGCTTTTTGCCGCTGCCCACCACCTGCACCTTGATGTCGTTGGCCGTTGCGATGGTACCTGCCTGCCACACGCGGCCTTGACCGCAGACATCCGCAAAATCGGTTTTCAGGCGCGGGTTAAACTCCAATTCCGCTTTGATGGCCTCAAGCATCGGATATGCCTGGTCTATGCTGTCCATCACAATCACGCAGTAATGCTTGCGTCCCGTTACAATGCACCACAAAGTAAACAACTGCGTCACCTGCGTCGATTTACCCTCGCCGCGCGGCGCGCCAACCGCTTCGTTCTCGCCTTCCGGGGATTCGACGATTTCCGGTAAACGCCTGAATAAGAAGCGGTGCAGGTCGGATTTTTCAGGCGAACGGATATAATGCGGGAAGTAGGTATTGACGAAATACTCGTAACCGCCTACCGGGTCAAATACCTTCGCCCGCCGCTCGGCCACCGCCGTCGGCGAAGCATCGAAACCGTCTACTTCGGCCTCGATGACTTGGCGCAGATTAGCGGCGAGGGCGGACAGGGATTTGAGGAAATCTTTATTTTTCATAAGGGCAAAAAATGAAATCGATTGATTTAGAAATATCCAAACTGTTAGATGCGGGCAAATACACGCCGTCTGAAATACAAGATTTATTGGAGGAGCAAGGCTTTAAAATTTCACTGAAAAAATTAGCCGATCATCTAGATCTATTGGTTGCAATTGGTGTTGCCGGTAAACATTCTGATGACACGTTTACTTCACGATTAAACTAACCGAACTTCCTCTCCACCTCCGCCCCGAACGGCTCCAGTACTTCCACAAAGGCAGCCAAATGTTTGGGGTGTTTTTCTTGCACGAAGGCCATCAGAAACTGCAACAACTCCAACGCCGTCGCCAGTTGCGAGGTTTCCGGCAACACCCGCTTGTTCGCCGCCACCGTTTTGGTAAACGCATCGGCCAAACTCGCCAGCAGCTGCACCCGTTTGCTCGGCGGTAAATCTTCCACTTCCGCATCCTGCAACATCATCATCGTCGCCTGATACTGCACCAGAAACGACGTCATCATCGCCCGCGCGATTTCGTCTATGCTGCCGCCGGCCAGCGTATGGGCCGCGCGCAGCTTGTTCCAGTCGTCGCCCTGCGCCTTGGCCTCATCGCGCCAGCGGCGGGCGGTGCCGAGCGATACGCCGCATAAAGCCGCCGCCGTCTCAAGGCTCTGCTCGCCGTTGCAGTAGAGTGCCCGCAGCTTGTCGCGGGTCGCCTTCGGATGCGCCATCGTTACAGCCCCAACTTGGCTCGGGCAAATGCAATGCCCGTAGCCACAATACCACCCGAAATCGCGCCCGCGGCCGCGCCGGTGGTTGCCGACGTGCGGCGGCAGTCGGCATGGATTTTCTTGATTTCCGCATCCATGCGTTCCTGATTTTGTAACAATTTGTCCTGCTTGCCGTTGATTTCGGCCAACGCTCTTAAAATAGGGTCTTGGTTTTGCATTATTTGTCTGCCTTCCGTTCGATTTTCTGGCCGACTTCTTTCAAATCAGCCTTGATTTCACGCAACAGGTTCAAGATTTCGTTCCTGTTGTCTTTTGCTTCCGCTTTCGTCTGATAAGATGTTTCTACGCTGTGCAACCTGCCGAGCAGTTCATCACGATCTTTGCGGGCTTCTTTCAGGCCGTCTGAAATGCTTTTTACCCAATACCACAACAAAGCAATCAGAAACGACACCAACGTGCCGAACACATATTCCACGGTAATCGGTGTATCTCCGCTCATAACACATCTCCGAACACCACCCGGCAGGCCGCAATACCATAGGGCAGGCGGTCGGATTCCACAGTCAGCGCATCCCCATCGGTTTCCACCTCGAATTTTTCCTTCAGTGCCTGTTTGACCGCAGTGAATTGATGCTCGAAGGCTACATAGCCCAAATCTACGATAAACGTAACTTCAAACCGCGCATCCATCCGCATCACATAGCCCCACATTGTGCGGCTTAAAGTTTCGGCCACCGCCGCGATGAACGGCTCTTGCTCGTTGGCCTTTTGCAGCCCGATTTGCAAACCCGCTTGGCGCACTGCCAACTGACGTTCAATTAATTCACGGTATACGGTCATTCTTTGATACCCATTAAATATTTTATCCGCTTGTACAATTTATTAACCCATGAAATATTTACAAATGTACAAACCTTTGCTATAACTTCACCGTCATACTGCGCATTTTCCCGGGCCGCCCGAAATTTTGCCCGGGCTTCTTCGGGGCTGTCCGCCCAAATGCTCAATGACCAGGACTTGCCGTTAAAGCGGTAAGAAAACGTGTACTCATTCATAGGAGAAACCTTATGTATTTTGAAATCTATAAAGACGCAAAAGGCGAATACCGTTGGCGTTTGAAAGCAGCCAACCATGAAATCATCGCTCAGGGCGAAGGCTACACCAGCAAGCAAAACTGCCAGCACGCAGTCGATTTGCTGAAAAGCACCACCGCCACCACCCCTGTAAAAGAGGTATAAAATCCGCGTTCACCCTCAGCCCGCGCCCTACGCGGGCTTTTTTTGTCAGTCGCCGACTTTGCGGGAGTGGCTGCCCGCCCAATCGCGCCATGCCGCGTTTTGATTTTCAAGTTCGGCAACATAGCCGCCAAACTCCACAGCGTGTTCAAGCAAAGCGCGGGTACTGCCGCTTTCCGGAGGAGCAGGGCGTACCGGCGGTACCATCAAGGCCGCAGGTGGCGCGGGCATAACCGGCACCTCGACCGTTTTAATCGGCACCGTATCCGAGGGCTTGGCGGTATTGGCGCAGCCCGTTAGCGCCCAGACCGTCAATACAAGCATTGCCGGCAATGCTTTTATCCTGTTCGATTGCATGGTGAATCCCTTTCCTGTATTGCTGTTTCAGACGGCCTATTTCAGCATTGGCCGCCGCCAGCTTAATGCCTGCCTGTTGCGTTTTTTCCGCCTGCTCCTGCTGCCGGGCATTGGCCCGTTCCAATTCCGCGGCAAATGCCCGGCTGGATGCCAAGAGCGCGGCGGACTTGTCTTTTTCCGCCTGTTCGATAATGACCTGCTGTTCGTTATAGGCCGTCTGAAAGCCCGCACGGTAGGCCAGCCCCAACGCCGCCGCCAGCAGCAACGCCGCGACCAAATGGGGCAGGTATTTAATCAGTTTCACGGGCATTGTCGCTCTCCAATTCCTGCCGCTTTACGCTGACGAACGAGCGCGCCACGGCATAGCCGCCCACGATGCCTAGATAAACCGCCCAAATTTCCGCCGACGGGTCGGGCAACATCACAAATTTAAATGTCCCAGCCGCGCAGGCGACGTTTGCCCACAGCTTCGAGTGCGACAAATTGCCCGTCGCGGGGTTTTTGAAAATATCAAAGATACGCATCTTAATATCCATCCCAGCCGTCATTCATATTTCTTACCTCGTCATTTTTTCTGCTTTACGCTTACGTGCCGCCCGTTTGGCGGCGGCCACGTCTGACTTACCGTAACTAGGACGCGGATAGCTGTTCAAAGGACATACCCTAGGCATACGGACAAGTGCACGATTTACTTGCTCATAGCTTGGATTCGAGCCAATCAATGTTGCCAAAAAATGATAAGCGGCTTCTTTCAGACTACCGATAATGTTCATACCCGTGCCGCTCCCACTTCCATCGCAATGGCCGTCGCAATCGCGCGGCAAATAGCCCACTTGCGTTCCTTAAAGAGCTTGAGGTCGGCATCATTGCTGATAAAAAACGGCTCGAACACAATGCCGCCCGCCTGCGCATAAGCCAAACGGCTGTGCTGGCCCGCATTGTCCGGCTTAAACCCGCCGTCGCCGCGCAGTTTCCAGCCGGTTACCTTGGCAACGGCCTTGCTCAATACCTGACACCAACGTTTGTTTTTAACGATACTTAAAGCCTCAATGCCCGTAGCCGCTTTGCTGACGGCAGCGTTGGTATGGAACTCAATCGCCACATCCGAGCCTCGAATCAGTTTGACAGCCTCACGCAACGGCATATTGCCCTTGCCCTCGCCGTCGGTTTTGACCGTCAAACCATAATCGTTGCGTAAAATCGATGCCGTAATATTGCGTATATCCTGCGCGATGTCCGCTTCGCGGTCGCTGCCGTTTACCGCACCCGGGTCGGTGTTGCTGTGGCCTGCGGTCAGCACAATAATCTTGCTCATAGATTCGTCCTGCTTAGTCTGTTATCGAGCCTTGATTATCCCGTCCGCTTATTTTGCACCGCGCCTGCCCCATGTCAGACAGGCAGCAAAAAGCCCGAGGGCTTTTGCTCTCGGGCTGGGTTTCAGACGGCCTATTTTACTTCCATCGGGCAGGTGTAGGTATCAAATTCTTCATCTCCGGCCAATACCGGCAAACAATTATTCAACGGCAGCTTGATACCTTTACGCGCATACACTGTCGCTTGGGCGGTTGGCGGGGGTGCGGATTTGCCCTTGGCAGGCAGCTATGTTGTCCGTGTATTGTTGACGGTAATTTTCGGTCAGCGCATCCTTTCTCTGCCGGGCGAAAAAATAATCGTAAGCCGCATTGGCCGCAGCGGTGCATTGATAAAGCCCCGCCTTATCCGTAAGAAAAGGGCCGCCGAAAGATTCCTCGGCAGATTTTGCCACCGCCGCGAAAGCCGCATTGAATTCTTTGATTTTAGCTGCATCGCCGGGCAAAACCCATACACGGCTTTCCTTATCGGCCTGCGCCAATAAAGACAGTAGCTTTTGAGCGCGCTCTTTCAAATTGGCGTGCAGACGGATTTGTTCCAAATTGTTTTCACCGATGAAATATTCTTCATCGGCCAAACGTGCGGCAATCTGCTTTTGCTGATTCTGATATTGCTGCGCCCGATTATCGGTTTGACTTTCGCCGGCAGCAGGCTTGTTTTCTTGTCCGCCGCAAGCCGCAAGCATTGCGGCCAACATCAGAACATAAAACGTCTTCATCTTGATTTCCCATAAAAAATGCCGTGCTATCCCCACGGCATTATAATTTAAAACAACCCGCCTTGCTCACACTCATTATCCGGCTTCTTCAGAATCCGCCAGATATGGCGGTCGGTCAGCGCGTGCGCCAAAGCCAAATCGTTCACTGCCTCATAAGCCGGTACGCCTTTACCCGTCTGCGCGTCGAAGCGGCGGCGGATATGGCGGTCGCGCAATTCCAACAAAGCCTGCTCGCATTTCGGAATAAACAAATCGCAGGGAGCCAGTGCTTCCACCATTTTTTCCATCGCCGCACCGCCGACGATTTCCTCCAAATAAGCCAGCCGCGATTCGCTGCCTTTGGTACGTCCCTGCCGCAACGGGTAGGTCGTGCCGCCCAAGTTCTTCACCAGTTCCACCGTTTCCGTCAGCCCGATGATCGTAATCAGTGCCAGCACACTTTCGGGCAGCAGGTGGCGCACCGCCTCAAAATCTTCTTCATCTACCCTGATCATTGCTCTGCCGCCTTTTTTGCCTGTTCCTTATTAGTATGGATTTGCAGTGCCTGCACCAGTTTGTATAGCTGCTCGGGTGTCAAAAATCGTACCAAATCCTTGCCAAACATCCTTTTGGCCATCCCGTCGGCGTATTGCCAGCTTTTATCGCCCACCGTCAACAGCGCTTCCAACTTGTTCAACAGCGCGGCACGGTCCTGTGTCAAATGCGGGCGGATACCTTTGCCCTTCGGTGCGGTCTGCTTAAAGCCCATCCGCTTCATTTCCGCCGCCACCGCCTGCAATTCGGCCAGATTCATCTGCGTGCAGGATGTTTTGCCGCACACGCGCGCCAGCATCGCACGGTAAACATCATCTTCCATCCCAAGCTGGCTTTGCGCGATTTTGATTTTCGCAATCAACCCCTTGCGTTTGTACTGTTCGTTTGTGTTCATCATGGTTTTCCTCGTCGCTAAAACTTCAAACTGAAGCGGACTTTTCAAAAATCCGCTTGGATTTGGGGTTTCAGACGTTTAACCGTTTACCGCATCTTTCAACGCCTTGCCCGGGCGGAACTTGGGCGTTTTGCGCGCCGCGATGGTCAGCGGTTCGCCCGTTTTCGGATTGCGTCCCTGACGCTCGGCGGATTGGGCGGCGTGGAACGTGCCGAAGCCGACCAGCGTAACGTCGTTTCCGTCTTTCAGTTCTTGCGTTACCACGCTGACAAACGCATCGACAAACTCCGCCGCAGCGCGCTTGCTCAATTCCGCTTCGTCGGCGATGGCTTGGATTAATTCGGATTTATTCACTTTTTGACTCCTATTTAGATTTAAATGCGGCAGGCCGTGCCGCGCGGTTCAGAAATTATTTTCTAGCCTTTCTTCTTTCTTCTTGTTTCATTTGTATAAATTCCACAGTTTCTGCTATTTTTTGAAATAAAATAAACATCATCTGCGCATCAGTCATCGGATTGCTGTATGTATCCCCTGATGGTCTGATTTGAATGCTGCCGTTAGGCATATCTTCGATTTCTATAATGACTTTAGCCATTGTTTTTTCCCTCCAAAATTTTCAATATTTCTGCCCATTGATTCGGGCTGACACGATATTCAACATAACTTGAGTAACCACTATCTGCTTTTAAATGCAACGTTAACGTGGCATCTTTTTTATCTTGCATAAATTAGATCCTTTCTCCCTTTTCACACCTTCGCCACATCCAAATTCATCAGCTGATACTCCCCATCCTCGCCGCGCTGATACACCCGCACAAACGGCTTGCTGATATGCACCTGCAAACTGTCGGAGAGCGCATCCATCGCCCGTTGCCATTTCTCATCCGTGATTTGCAGGCGGCGCAGACCGAGGACGCGGGCAGTGCTGATATTGCCTTCCTTATCCACCTGAAACGCCGCGTTAATCAGCGTTTTCAATTCTGTGCGGCTGTTTTCCGTCCATTCGTTGATACACTCGTCAATCAGGGCTTTGGCGGCAATCAAACCTTCGTCAAATACCAGCGTGTCTTGCATGGCAAGGTTGACGCGGTACGCGCCGTCAAAGCTGTGCAGGCTGATATTGCCTTTCTTGCCGCCGACATTCACGTCATAGCGGTCGGCACTCAACTGTACAAACGCAGCAATATCGTCCATCGCCTCGCGTTTGAAAGCGATTAAGTTATCCTGTACCGCGCGGGCTTTGGCAGCGATTTCCTGCACCAGCTCATCGCGTAGCAGGTCGATTTCGCGGATATTGGCCAGCGGCACGAGATTGCCTTTGGCATCCTGTTTGTATTGTTTCATGTCTAAGTTACTCATAATGTTTCCTATATCCTTCCAGTTCCATTGATATTTGCTTCAATAAA